CGGTTCGTGATTGCCGACGCATACGCCTGATAGCGGGTTGCCGTGTCGCCCCGGAGAAGGGCGTCGAGCTTGAACTCCGCGAAGTAGCGGCCCTGCTCTTTCTTGGTCAGCAGCGTTTTGTTGATGGATTGCTCGATACGGACGAGCCACGGCCTGATACAGTGGATGACGAAAGACATCATCATCTGCTCGGCGCTGGCATAGGTTGTCGTCGTGTCTGGGTGCCCGATGAGGATGCACGGGACGCGGAAGAGGCGGGCGATTTCCTGCACCTGAAAACTGCGGGTTTCGAGGTATTGGGAATCCGTCGCGGACATGCCGACGTTCACCCAATCCATCCCGTTTTCAAGAACGATGATCTTGAATTTGTTATCGCCGGAAAGGGCATCCTGTACGGACGTTTTCAGGCGGGTATGGGCGTCTTCCTTGAGGGTGCCGGGATGCTTGACGATGCCCGATGTTTTTGCCCCGTTCTTGTAATATGAGATACCGTGATCCTCGGCGCTCATGGCAAGGCCGATGGAATTCGCGGCAAGGGTGATCGGGGAGAGCCCGAGAAGACCGTCAGAGGACAGCCCCTTGAGGTGCCAGCACTCGGACTGAGAAAGGGTGATCTGCTTGTGGCTGTCCGGGTCGCGGTACTTGTACTGCACATCGTAGTTGGTAAAATCCTTGAACTCGGGCTCCACCTTGTCGGGATGAAGGGGGATTATTTGCAGGACACGGCCCGCGTTGTCCCGCTGAATGAACGAATAGGCGTTGCCGCGCAGGGCAGTGTGCCCCACCTGCATTTCTCGGAACTCATGGGCAGTCTGGAAATTGTTGGGGGAATCGTGCAGGAAGGGATAAAGCCAATGCCCGTCGGCAACGTCCTTGCCGCCGTCCTTGCGCCGCTTGTAGACCATCAGGGGAAGCGATGCGATGGTTTCCGAAATGACGCGGACACAGGCAAAAACCGCCGACTGACCTAAAGCCGAGTCGGCGTCTACGTTGTAACCCGTCTTGTTTTGACGGCCTAGGAGCCGGATAATCCAGTGGTTAGGATCGTCCACGCCCCTGCGTTCGATAAACTTTGCAGCAAAGTCTAGCAGTTTGCCCAAATATGCAACCCCTGGCCAAGGTCGTTTTGGCTAGGCGGTTCGATCAATTCTACATCGAGGGGAAGGCCGTCTATCCGGCCCGCGAACCGCCGACTGACACCCATGCGGGTGAGTCCTTGGGCGATATTTGGACACAAAAAAGCCCCACCGTCAGGGACGATGGGGCACCATTTCCGCTATGTTGAATGTTTTTTTTAGTTTATCGGCTCTTTATGGTAGCCCTTCGCTTCCATGCAAGAGTGAAATACCCTTGCACCACGGATCACCATGTCATCGAGATTTCGCATTGAGCCTGTCGCCTTGTCAGATTCAAAGTTGCACTCCCGCACTGCCTGTTCATATTCGGCTTGCGTTGCGCCCGCCTTCGCCCACTTCCACGACGGGGCACAGGACACCGCCAGCAATACACAGCACGCCAACAGAATCAGCCTTTTCATTTTCTTGCCCTCCATCTCTGCTATTCGTTTGACGATTGCGATAGTATAATAATCTCCACCACTTCCTGCCTTGGTATTCTGAGCACTTTTTCGGAGATTTTCAAGCCCTTTATTTTCCCCTCATCGTGCCATTTGTAAACAGCACTCACGGTTATCCGAAAGAAATCAGCTACTTCCCTCGGCGTGTAAAGCGCCTTCTGCGGCAGGCCGTCCAGGTTCGTGCTCATGGCAACCTCGTGAAGACTACGTTTTCGATGTTGACGTTTTCTCCACTGCGCCACGGTTTGAACTTGGAATGGTCCGGCGTAGTGTTAAAAACGTTCTGGTCCGTGTATCCGTTGACAAGGAACGTTTGCCGTATCCGCTGCGCCTCTTCCCCCGTCTTGCCCATTTCGATGAGGCAGGACTTAAAGGCGCGGTCCGCAATCAGGCCCTCCATGCCCTCGATAACTTTTGCTTCCTGCCCGTCTATGTCGATCTTGATATGGTCCGGCTTGCCGAACATGGCGGCGAAATCGTCCAGTGCGTAGATATGGACCGCGTAACCCGTCTCGCCTACCTGCCCGCCGCTGGCCCCCGCTTCCCCTATCTTCATCCCGAACCGGCTTATGCCCGTATGGTCCGACACGCCCGCAAGCAGGGGAAACGCGTTTCCGAATCGGTTTAAGTGGCAATTCTGCACTAGGCTGAGGTAGCTTGAAATCTGAGGCTCAAAGGCCACTACGGGGCTATTGGGCAGGAGGTGGCAGGCGTACAGGCTATACATGCCGATGTTCGCCCCTACGTCGTAAACGGTCTGCCCGTCCTCGAAAGACCGAATCCACGCGTTCGTCTCGGGCTCCTTGAAAACGAATGTCTGGAACCTGTATTGCTCCCATCCGGTCTTTACCCGCATTTTGAACGGCGGGACGAAATCGCCACAGATAGCGTCTGAAATATTCATTTCACCTCCGGCAGTTGGGCTAATCCTCTCTCGATTAATGCCTCGGCCAAGATCCAATCATCTTCGCTGTTAATGTCAAACCCTTCGTAGCCCTGCGTGAAGAAGGGCTTTATAACTGAACCGCTGATGCTCCCCTTTTCCGTCACGTTGCGCGTCCATGAGATTTCGAGGGAAGCGTTTTGGGCATAATATTGATAATTAACCTGAGTAGGACAACTATGACTAGGAACGGTGAAACCACATGCAGGATACAGGACTTTGGTGGGAAGTAGGTGATTCATGAATCCATCGAATATTGACCACATCTTGAACGGGCTCTGCTTCGCCTTCTCCACCGCCCTGATCGAATCGCACGGCTGCTTTTCTTGAAATTCTGCCCACGCCCTCCGAATCGTCTCGGCAGACCGGAACGGCGAAGTAGGGCGAAGGATGACGAAGGCGTCAGCATCGACGCCCGTAATCCTGAAAAAGTGGTCTATCCACTCGATGTCAGGCGATGTATCCGTTGCGTACTCCGGTGGCCTCGGCACGGGCGTTGCTCCCCGCAGCTCTGCCATATAGCAGATACGCGGGTCGTCAGATGAAACATAGATCCCGCTGAATATCCCGCTTTCCTTCGCCGCCGCGATTGTGTAGAAAAGCAGGGGATGGCCTGCAAGTGGTCGGACGTTCTTCCCCGGCACCCGTTTGGAGCCGCCGCGTGCAGGGATTAGGGCGATGATCTTCATTCTTCCCCTCCATACCCGCACGCAGGGCACTTGTCCGGCTGTGCCGCGTTGCGGTAGTCAAGCATCTTGTCACATTTCAGGCAGTGGATTGACCAGCTTCGCCAGTAGCCCCACGCCCCCGCCTTCCATTGCCGGTGATTAATTTCTGGCTTCTTGAATATCCCGCTGCCAAGGCAGTACGGGCAGACCATCGGCCCGTCATACCAATACGGGTTGTGTATCAGGCCGTCCTCGCAGTTGAAGCAGGGCCACATGGCGCGTCTGACGGCATCAGTGAGCATGGAGTGGAGTTTGGACCTGAGCGTTACCACTTCGTAAACCCCCCATCGACTAGCCAATCCTCGCCCGCTAACCCCTCACAGCACACCGCGTAAAGCAGCGTGCGCTGTACGTCTTCCTTCGTCACCGTGCGGCCCGTGGGGATCTTCTCCCTGATCTTCGCCACGAATTCAGGCGGCAGCTTGTCCGACAGGAACGGCCCGAAACCGGGGCACACTGCCCGGATACCATATCGCCCGTACTGCACCGTGAGGGACCGCGCAAGCTGTTGGAGTGCGGCTTTCGAGCAGTTGTAGCCGCAGGGCTTCTCGAAACCGCCGCTATAATTCCTCCAATCCGCGCCGATGTAGCCCTGGATGGACCCCACCAGCACGATAACCCCGCCGCCGTTGTTCACCATTTCGGGAATAAAGTAACTCAGCAGGCGGGCATGGGCGTTGATGTTGACCTGCATGGTCTTCTCGAAATCAGTAAAGAACCGCGCTTCCATCTTCGTCGGCGGGGTGTCAATCGCCGCGTTGCAGACGATGATGTCAGGAGCCCTATTAACTGCCACCATGTAACTGATGAAAGCCTGCTTGATTTCCCCGAGGTCGGAGAAATCGAAGTGGGGCAGGCCGAGGCTGTACGCCTCGGCCCCTGCGTCCCGCAACGTCTCCATCCAAATCGGCCCCAGGTTGCCCTCCCCGCCGATAACGAGCCCCTTCTTGCCGGTTAAATCAAACAGGTTCATTTGCCCTCCATTCCCCGCAAGCCACGATGCGATTCAGCGTCGGGAAATCCACGATAATCTGCACGTTCTGCGTCCCGCCGTTAAAGGTCATCATGTGCGCCAGTGGAACGGGTGGATACCGCTTGCACATCGGCTTTTCGTCAATATACGCGTAATATCTGCAATCAAGGCAGGTCATAGTTTCATTTTTCCTTTCTTCAAAAAGTTTTGAATCTCGATCACCTTCGCCATCGTGATAATCACGACGGTTGCAATCATGCACAGGGCAAAGGCGATAAAGTTGAGTGTTTCCTCCATCACAAATCCCCCATCGGCCTTACGTCCTGAACCATCTCGGGGGCAAGCGTGTCCGTCGTGGAAAGGTCACAGACGGCGATCTTGCCTATGTACTTGCCGAACTCGTAAGGCGGCGGGCCTTCTGCCGGGGCCTTCAATCCGATATTGTCCAGCCCGAGCACTTCCCCCTGCCGGATAGGCCGCAGGGGATGAATCGCCCTTCCCTGCTTGAACACGAACCCGCTGCGCTCCTTGTCGCCCACGGTCTTGACCAGACAGCCACGCATAATCGGGATACGCCTAGCATCCTCGACAAGCCGACGCAGGCCCCCAGGCTCAAAGCTAAATCCGTGGTCCGTGCCGGGAAACCCCCGATTCATAGTAAAGTGCACCTCGATAATCCTGGCCCCGAGAATCGTTGCGATGATATTCGGCTCAAGGCCGGGATGGTGAGAACTGAAACCGATGATGGTTTCCTGAAACGATCTCCGCAGCGTCGAAATGAAATCAAGGTTCAGGTCTTCGTCCTTCGTCGGGTACAGCGAAGTACAGTGCAGGATGGCGAACTCGGCCCTCAAGTCCGACAGGACATCCCACGCCCGCATAATGTCCTTGTACTGCCCGCCCCCGGTGCTCAGGATAATGGGCTTCTTGTATTTCGCCATTTTCAGCATCAGGGGAGTGTCTTTGAGCTGGCTACTGGCAATCTTAAAAGCATCGACTTCCGCATTATGCAAAAACTCTACACTGTGCTCCTCGAAAGGCGTTGCGATAAAGTGAACCCCCGCCGCATCGCACATCTGCCGCACGGCCCGGAACTCGTATTCCCCGAACTCTAGGTGGTCCCGGTGCTCCCCGTAGGTCGGCGCGTAGGCGTGCTCCGAATTGTACGGGGAGCCATAAAGCGCCTTCGTGAAAAGGTGCCGATTGTCCCGCTTCTGCAACTTCACCGCGTCAACGCCCGCCTGCACCGCCGCCTCGACCATTTGACGGCAGAGTTGGAAATCCCCCATATGGTTCGACCCCAACTCCGCGATGATGTACGGGTCGGATTCGTCGGTGATAACCTTGTTTTTGATTTTAAATTGCCTCATGTTCCCTCCCCTGCTTCCCAACCTTGTAATTTTGCCGCTTGCCAAATGGCGTTGCGCTCATTGACGGTCAGTTTGCTTATTACGTTTGGAATTCTACGGCCCCGCCGTACTGTTTTTCTCGCTTCTTGAAAATACAAAACGCGCAGGCCGTGATATGTCAGTTGCCGTGCCCTCTCCAGCGAAACGCTCATTTCGCTGCCAACAATCCTGAACGTCTTGCCTTCAATGAATCTTTTTTTTAATGCCGTAGAAAGACGCGCGGCAGTTTGTTCGCTCCTTTCTTTCCAGTTCATCCGAATACCCTCCTGATAATCTCGACCCATCCCACAATCCACGGCACGATAAACGTCACCGTGAGCATCGCAAGCAGGAGCAGGGCCGGTATGTATGCCCTCAACGTCATTCAATCACCTTTACGCCTATGTCATCTACCGATTGCCATTTCTTCAATTTCCTATCCAGGCAGAGGAGAATTCCGATTATGCCATCGATCTTCCCGCCGCTGTTCGCCTTGTCCGGCTTCATGTTCCCCGCCGGGTCACGCTTCACCGCCACGCAATCGGCCATCCAGCGCAAAACAGGGTTCCCGCCGTGATTCAGCTTGCGCTCCAGTAAAAGCCGCTCCATTTCAAGGCACGGACCCGCCATCGACATGTGCCCCATACCGCACGGGTAGACCTTCGGGGCCTTCTCCGAGCCGCCCAAATCCTCGTTTAGCTTCATGGCGAACTCGTAGCCCTGAAACAGCCGGTCAACGGAAATCGAATCCACGTCGAACTTGAGCGCGTCCTCGACGATCTTCGCCCTGATAAAATCGTAATCAATGGCGTCCCCGTCCGTTGTCATCAAATACCCCTGCCGCTTCCACGCCTGATATTGGGCCCGATACTTGTTTTTCGTGTCGTGCAGGCGGGCCTCGGGGCACCATACGCGGGCCAGTACATGCAGTTGGTCCTTATCTGCCGGATCGGGGAAGAGGAGCGTCCAGACCGTCATATCGGACACCGCCGACAAGTCGATCCCGCCGAAGCACGCCCTCCCCGCGAATTCCTCTTCCCCTACCGGACGGATATTGTTCTGATCCCATAGCCCCAGGTCCAGCCAGCGGGACTCCTGCTGCGTCCAGATATTCAGCCGCTTCGTCAGAAAGTTGTTTTGTGCAGACGGCACCTGCGCTGCAATACGGGCCTTGTCGCGCATGTCGGTGAGCTTCGTCATGTAACCGGGAACGGGGTTTCCCTTCTCGTCCATCCCGTAGCGTTTTCCGCTCTGTGATACCCCTACGAGCCCTGGTGCCGCCTTAATCCAGTTGTCCTCGTCCATCCAATCGTCTTCAAGCTCCTTGCCCGAATCACCCCCTTTCGTCCTGTCTTCCAGTTCCGGCCAATCTTTCTTTGTGTCCAGTGTGTAGATAATCCCGAAAAACGAATCATCCTGAACCGTGCCCTTTAGGATCTGAGTCAGGTATTCCCGCGTCTCGTAGCAGATACCCGTCTGGTTAAACCCCGCCGTCGTGATAATCAGGATCATGGGTTGTGAACGCGCCCCAATGGAGTCATCAATGAGGTCGTGAACCTCGCGCGTCGGGTGCGCGTGTAGCTCGTCCAGGCTGGCAAAGTGGGTGTCCAGCCCGTCAAGGCTCTTGGAATCGCTTGCAAGGGCCTCGCACTTGCAATGAGTGGCATCTATGCTGAGATTGTTGGTCAGGTAGGTGATCCGGTCGGAAAATCCAGACGAGCGGGTGAGGTTGCGGATGTTATCCCATACAATCTTGGCCTGATCGCGCTTTACGGCGACTGTGTAAACCTCGGCCCCGTATTCCCCGTCCGCTACGAAGAAAAAGGCCCCTAAACCGCCCGCGTAGGTCGATTTCGCCCCTTTTCTCGCCATTTCTATGTAGCTTTTGCGGAATCTGCGCGTTTTATCGACCCTGTACCAGCCCATCAGGCACCACGTAATGAATACGAAGTGCGGAGCCAGCACAAACGGCTTGCCCTTGTACTCTTTCCCCTTCCAGAGCTTGAGGTACGAGAAGAACTTGACGGCCCGTGTTGCCCGTTCCCTGTCGAATACAAGGCCCCTTTCATGGCCGTTTTTCAGGTCGTCAAGGTGCCGCTGGCAGGCGAGTTTTACCCATCGGCAGGCCGTAATGCGCCCTGCGAGCACGTCCTCGATGTACCCGTGGGCGATTTTCTCGTAGTGGTCTGCGTCCTTGCCGTTATTCCTCAAGGAATTCCTCTTCCTCGGACTTCGGGGCCTCGGGGCGATAGATCCCGCCCATCTTGTCTGCCCGGATGCCGAAGTCTGCCTTGTATCGCCGGATAGTTTCGTGGTAGGCGCGGGAGAGCTTGCTGTATAGGCTCTCCCCAATGTCCACCACCTCGCCGTGGTAATTCTTTTTCTCTTGCAGGATGGAAGCGGAGCCCTCTGAGCCGGGGTTTGCGAAACCCTTTTCGAGCGCGTCGTCTATGTAGTCCAGCCGCGCCTCAAGCCGGATCATTTTCAGGAAGTCCGGCAGGTTGATTACGGTGAGCTTGCCCATCTTGATGAGATTCGGCGCGTAGAGGTGCCAGTATTTTTTCTGTTCCTTCGGCAGACCCTTTGGGCATCGAAGGTCGGCAACCTGCACGCCCGTCTCCGGGGCCAGCTTGCGCTTGCCAGGATTGCCTCGGGCTAACTTCTCGGCGTTTGTCTTGCGGATTCCCATGTTACGTTTTCACGAATTCCAATTTTTGTAATGCTCAGTTTTGTGCGAAAATGAAAGCGAGGCTGGGCATCGGTGTCGGCCGCAGAGCTGCCAAGACGTGATATCCCCCCCGGCTAGCCAAAAAGCATAACTTGATCGCCCTGTGGTGTTGCATTACTTCCCCTCAATGAATTGCAAATAAAGTGGGCCGTCCTTACGTTACGATACGAATGCTCTCCACCCTCGCAAATTGGGATGATATGGTCTAACGTTGGTGCTAGTGGGTCTGGCACTGTTGCACTCCGCCTTACTTTCTTGCCGCATATTTGGCATTTCCAGTGGTCGCGCTCGTATACTTTCTTTCTATATATTCTGTGAACGATCTGTTCTTTGATCCTTGCCTCCCTTCTCTTTTTAGCGTTATATGCCGAATCTTTTTCATTCTGAATGCTACACGCCTCAGAGCAACAAACATTGCTCACATGGCCATATTGTTTATTGAATTGCTTTCCGCAGACGATACACGTCCTTGGAGAGGACCATATATCGTCATGTTTTCTTCTGTAGTAAGTGGTCCACTTGTCATAGTGCTTACTGTAGTGAAACTTCCGGCTGCACTTTTCAGAACAATATTTCCTGTTTCTTTTTGAATAAAACTCTGCCCCACACAGCGTGCATATTTGTTTTGTTGGTTGTTTCTCTCGCCCGCGTTCTTTGAAATAATTATGCATGTATTCCCTGTGCCAAGCGGCGCGGGCGGGGTCTTTTCTTCTATGCTTTTCATAGCACGCAATCGAGCAAGCCCGCTGCTTACCGCCGCCGACCTTTGTGTAACTTATCCCGCAAAACTCACAGATTGATTCTTTCATCGCTTCGTTTTCTCATGGCATGGTCTGCATAATGATTCGAGATTATCAGGCTCATTGTTCATTGGGTTGCCGTCCTTGTGGTGTACTTCGTCCACCCGCACAGTGAGCCCTACTGCTAGACATTGTTCGCACAGAGGGGATTGCCTCACCTTGTTTGCCCTCACCTTTTGCCAATGCCGGTCGTAGCCCCGCTTGTGTGCGTTGGGCCTGTAGACATCGGGCTTTCTGTTTGCCCTCGGAAACGGATTGCTTGGCATACTTGCCTATCCCCCTTGCAATGGCCCACCGGATGAGTCTGCGGTTGTAACCCCACAGAATATTGCCATCCATGTAAATGGGCGTCTTCCATCGCTCATACTTGCCTTGTGTTAAACCCCTTGCATGATGCCATTTGACCATCTTGCAGGATGTGCCTAACAGATCCGCTATGGCCTTGACACCTACTGCCCTATTGTTCTTCCTGCTATGAGGCACACGTACCCTGCCCAGCCTCACGTCGTCCCAAAACAACTCCGTCGCTATCATCGCCACATTAGCATCCGTCATGCGCCAGCCCGTTGCCTGGTAGAAGTAGGCGGGGTGAGACACCATGTATAAGACCCATGCGCGTAAGGTTGATCGGCTTTGAAGGTCGGCGTTCATGGTGCCCCTGTTAATCCGCGTACACCCTCGGCATTGGTACAGGCTTGCCGATTGCATCTGCCACCTGCTTTACGCTCTTGCCGTCCCACGGCGATGCTCTCAGGTCGGTGCGCTTGTATCCTTTGCGCTCTGCCTCTTCCAATGTTAGGTAGTAGGCGTTGGGAATCTGCTTGCACCTTCCGCACGGTGCTGAATGGCTGATGGGCTGCTTGTATCCGTCGATGCGCTTCTGCAGTACCAGCCAGCCTCCTTCGCAATCAGGGCACTCTTTGTCTTTGGTGTAGGCCCGCTTGTGGGGATTGGCCTGTAGCCATGCGTTGTAGAGCGCCCACATGGTAGCGGGGAGGTTCGACGGCTTGTTGTCGTTCTCCTTGAAAATACGTGATTTTATCCACTCCAACGCCTCGTCGGGGATGTTACGCACCTCGTCGAACCATAGGTCCATCGTGTTGTCGTTCGGTCGTTTGCGCTCAAAGTAATCAAACACGTCGGTTACGAAATCTAGGAATCTTGCTTGAACCATTTCGATCCTCCGCCTTGCTCCTTGGCCTCTTTCATGGGCCAGCCGATGAGTGTATGATAGTGGCTCTTGTATTTGTAACCCTTCGATTGAATGGCATTATTGAGGATTTCAATGGCCTTTGTGGTGAGCGGTTCCCCGTGCTTCTCGATGAGTTTCAGGTATTCCCCGTCCGTGAGCTTCACCGATTCCAGGAACAGTTTCTTTTCCGGTTTGATACCATTACCATTTGAAGGGTGGT